CCGATCTCTCCGTCGCCCCTGCACTCATTCCAGGCCGGAAAAACCAAGGTAAATTATGAAGTTCAAGTTCTGGGCCTAGTTTTCTTGTAGTATGACCATGGGGCATAATTATGTCTTCTAATAACTCAAAGTCTGGGACATTTATAAAATTATCTTTTATTTCATACTCTTTCATACTACCCTTGAAAAATTTTTGTATTTTTCAAACTTAATTACATCTTTAAATTTGTCAAAGAGTACATCTCCCTTATGACTAATAATAAATGTATTTTGATTCTTAGTTAATTTATTGAGTATCTTTAAAAATTCATCTGTACCATTAGCATCTAATGAACTATCAAATACCTCATCTAAAATCAGAAGGTTAGTATTTACACTATTCTTCATCTTGGCTATTGTTCTCCATGTGAAAAGTAGTGCCAAGTCTATTCTCATCTTTTCACCTTCACTAAATGAATCATAAGTAAATTCATCTCTATGTCTTGATTTAATCTTCTCCTCAAATTTTTCATCTAAATTAAAAGAAACAAAGAAATCCATAGAAGCAAGATACTTGTTAATTAACTGATTCATTATGGGTAGATATTGTCTAATAATACGTGTTTTAATTCCACTATCTTTTAATAATGCACTAGCCATCTCATATAATTGTTTTTTACTTGACAGGGCTTTCTGCTTCTCAAAAAATAATTTCAATTCAACTTTCAAATCTTTTAGCTTTTGTGTTTTCTCACCGATGTCATCTTTTCTTCCTTCTATTTCCTTAATCTGATCTTTTAATTTTTGAATATAACCATTAATTGCCTGAATTTGACTTTGATTTGCTTGTATTGATGTTTGTACTTTTGTTACATCTTCTAAACGAATCCTCAAATTCTCAATTTTTTGTCCGAGTGACAATAACGCTGTTCCATTTTTGTGCATAATCCCATGATGTTCATCTATCATCTTGGTCTTGTGTTCTTCACTTAGGTCTTGGTTACAAGTACCACAAATATCATTCTGTTCATAAAATTCTATTTCATTTTCTGAGGACAACATTTTTTGTTCGATACCATTTTTATATCCCTCTAACTCTCTAAGGGTTTTAGAGGTTTCATCATTTGCTATTGAGTCCATAAACTTCTGAACATCAGTATTCAATCGATCAAGTTCTGTTTCATTAATCTTAATATCTTTTTCATTTTGTTGAATTTGATCTGTTTTGGTCTTTTTTAGATTATCAATTAACTCCTCAGTAGTATCAATATTACCTTCAGTTATTTTTCTGCTAACCTCAATATTTTGATTTTCTTCTTTATTCTCTACAATTTTGTATTTCAATAGACTATTCATTACAGTAAAAATTTGAATGTCTAATAAATCCTCAATGATATCTCTACGATCATTCGTTTTAAGTTGCATAAATGGTGTGAAAGATGCAGAACCTAAAACCACAATTTGAGTAAATGATTTATAATTTAATTTAAGGATTGACTTTTCTAAGTAATCTTGTTGGTCGGCAACTTTCGCAGTTTGATTTAAACGTGTACCATCTACAAAAATTTCAAAGATGTTTTTCTTAATACCCCTTCGAATCATATAGTCTTTACTACCTATAGAAAACTCCACTTCAACCAATGAGCCTCCATTATTAATGGAGTTGATTAACTGGGGCCGATTAATTCTTCTAAATGGTTTACTAAACAACCCAAAGCACAGGGCATCCAAAACAGTAGACTTACCTGACCCATTATCACCAATGATTAATGTTGTGGGAGATTTATCTAATTGGATTTCTATAAATTGATTGCCCGTACTCAGGAAATTTTTCCATCGTATCTTTTCAAAATATATCAAAACTTAATACTCGGATAGAACCTGTTTGTATGTATTTTCATGTTCAAAAGCATAATCATCGTTTTGAAGCTGATCTTTAAGAACATTAATAATGTGTTGGTTTAAGGTAATATTCTTGTCATGAGCTTTAAGGGCTAATTTCAAAGCATCATCTTTGTCTAATGTTATTTCTATATCACTTGAATCATCTTGTATTACAATACCTCTACTTCTTTTTTCTCGGTCTTTATTGTATTCTGTCCATTCACTCTCAGTCATAGTTGCTTTTTCCGGAACTTCTCCACGCCGGCGCAATTCATCCATATCATAATTGGTCATTTTTTCCTTTTTTATACTTCAGCAGTTAATGCTTCGTTATACAAGTCTCTCATTAATGTATTCAACTCTACCTTATTCTCAATATTTAGAGTATCTACATGTTTACCTAAAATAGTTAAAGTGTCCTGTGCCTCATCAATCAATTCATCATCCTCCATAAATTCTAAATCTGAAAAATTCTCCACTACTACTAAATCTGCCACATTTACAGCATACAATTTGTCCATTACAGTATCAAACCAATAGGGATTCGTTTTCTTCTGAACCACTAGCTTTACATAAGAATTTTCATACTCACTATAATCTTTTCCAGTCAATGTTTCAAAAGTTTGGTCAATATCATTATAATATAACTTTCTGAACATTCTATACGGGTTTTGTATGAACTCCAACGTTCTCTTGTCTGTATCAAAGATATGGAAGCCTCTGGGGTCTTTATAATCACTCCATGTTATCTCATAGGGATTACCTAAATAGTAAACTGTTCCGTTATCAGACTTGTGGTGAAAGTGTCCACTCATGGCCATATCAAATTTATCAAAAATATTTGCTTCTACACCCTCATGACTCCATGATCCAATATGTTGTTCAAATCCTTTTACTTCAAGATGTCCCATGAGAATTTGACATTGAGTTTTCTGAATTGCTTTCATACACTCACCATAATTATCTTCATTTATCCACGGCATCATTAAAATACCTAGACCATCAAAATCAACCTCTCTTGGAGCAACATACATCCAAGGTTCAACTTTTCTTTCATGTGTAGTAAATATTTCTTCTATAGAATTTAATTCATTGGTATTCTTGTGGAAAGTATCGTGATTACCGATAATTATATGTGTATCAATTCCTAGTTTCCACAAGCGTTCAACAAAATTTGTTCGTAAATCATTCAATATTTTGAAATTAATGAATTTTCTACGATCAACAACATCACCCAAATGAATTAGAGTTTTAATATTATGTTTTTCAAGGTAAGGAAAAAACACATTATCATAGAATTTTCTGAAATAATTCAAGAATGTGAGACTATCACCCCTTGCACCCCAATGGGTATCTGTTATAAGAGCTATCTTCATACTGTCCACCATGTGGGTTGTTGAGAATGTTTCCATGTAGAGATTGATGCCTTTTCTGTCATGTAATAGGTTCTATAGGCATCTATAGTGTCTGGTTTTTTACAATGGTCTGGCATACATTGTGGAGGTGGTACAAAGCCATTGTCTTTAATATTCTTTGGTGCAGTTTCTAAAAGTTTACCAAGTTTATCCCATGTCTTGTGAACTTTGAAATTATGTTCACTATATCGTATAGAATATTCTGCACTCAACATACGAAACAATCGAAACAACCAATCATAATGTTGTTTTGATGAACGAACCCAAACTGTACTTGGATGATTTTTGTGAGTTGACTTATATAATATGTCAGGAACATCACCATCAAGTTCTCTATGTGCCGTAGATAACATCTGAGCACTTTCTAGTATCATTTTTACACAATGTTTATCGTTATGGGATTCGGCTGCCTCTTGAGGGCAGTTACTCAAATAAAATATATTCATACTGCTCCCATAAAAAGTTCTAAATTAGACTCATTTTTTTTGATTATTTTCTTTTTTTTACTTTTCTCAAAATTATCTACAAAGTCATCAACAACGGTTTTAAAATCAGAATTTCTGTAATCATCCATAGAAACATTATTATCATTACTAAACTCGGCACTATGATCAACGTTCTGCATAGTTTTATATTTAATATAAAGCTGTTTCTTTTCTTTTTGAATTCTTCTAATAAAAGCATAATATATTATCTGAGTGAAATATGCGAATGGGTTATTCGATTTTTCTGGATTGAAATTATGAATATAGTGAAGACAATTTTCTATTCCATCAGATATCATGTCGTTTTTAAATGTATAATTAATAAAATTGGGCCTGAATGATAATCTTTGAGCTATTTTCAAAAACACAGAACCTAGATATTCGGAAACTGGTGGTAGTTCTTTACCATTTTTGACGGCTATATCATAATCACGCTTATACTCAACCATAGCCTCTAAAAATTTAGCATTGTCCACATAATGCTGTTTTGATACCTTTTTTCTTTTTGCCATATTATCTTCTAAAAACAGTTGACTTATTTAATTTGTTTTACTTATTATAACATATTTTTTCTATAAGTCAAGTTTATGTACTACATAAGGAAAACTCTCATCATCATAAATCTTAATACGTTCTTCAAGATGTTGATATGCAAAATTCTTTCTTGCACCTGTTCTTAAATCATCCGCTATGTCATATAATACTGTTTCATTTTTATTTTCAGATAATCGTAATCCTCTACCTATCGATTGAAGATTTCTAATGCGAGATTTAGAAGGAGAAGCGAACACAATGTTATGCAGATTCCTAATGTTGATGCCGGTACTGAATACACCATAACTTGCCACGATGATGGCATCATGTTCCTCCTCTGCGATTGCTCGTATTCGTTCTCTAGTCTCGGTTTCTGTTCCTCCATGTACGAAAAAAGTTGTTCTATTACTTTCATCGGATACCTCCTTTATCATATCGTATAAAATACGTCCATGTTTTTTCACTAATCTAAAGAGTAACAAAGTATTACCTTCAAGCGATAATACTAAATTTTTTATATATTTATTTCTCTTCTCATGACCAACAATAAATTCTATTTCATCCATGTATTTACTATTTCTCATTGTTACACAAACATCATTGGGATATTTTAATAATAAAATTTTTATACTAAAAGATGCTAGTTCTTTTTTATCAATTAATTCTTTAGTTGTCGTAGCTTTGTAAACCTTACCAAATAGACCCTCAAGTACTAATTTGTGGGTTTGCGTGCCATCTAATGTTCCTGTAGTTCCAATTCTATATTTTGCATTTACGCATTTGGTCATAATTGAGGTGAGTGATTTCGATTTAAACCCGTGCGCCTCATCTCCTATCACTAGTTCATACGGCTCAAAAAGCTTTCTTCCTAACTTATAAATGGATTGCCATGTCGAAATAACAACCTTCTTATTCGACACCTTGTCCTGTCCAGCATAAACCTGATGACAATATTTTAAAGAATCCCATCCATATTCTTGAAAATCAGCATATAACTGTGAAACAAGTGAAGTAGTAGGTACGATTATGAGAGTCTTAACGTTAAGTGCTCGTACAATTAAATAAATGATTAGGGATTTACCACTAGCAGTAGGTGATACCAATAATGTTTTTTGATATGATAATGCATGATGAAATGCGTCAAGTTGATAATCTCTGGGAACAAAAGGAAGTTTCAAGTGATCTATAAACTCTTGATTATGTTCTATCTTGAGAGGTTTCCACCAGTTTCCATCTGGAATAACTTTATAATTTCTCTTTTTAGCAAATATAAAAACATATTCAAGTAAACCACTATACAGGTATCTACTGTGTATATTGAAAAGTCTTATCTTACCATCCCAAATCTTATTACGATATGCGGGCATAAACGTATATCCGGGAACAAAAAATGTAAAATAATCACATATTTCTTGGGCAACAGAGGGTTCACAATTAATTTTTAGATACACCTCATCATGTTTAGATATGTGAATATCTTCAATGCCCTTCTGTAAAACGCTTCCAGTCGATTGCATTTTTAATTAAATATCCTCTATTGGATAATCCTTTTACTATAGCTTCAAGATAATCAACCTTCTCTTCTTGTAATGCTGATTTTTTCTTGCTTTCTATTATGTCTTCATCCGCATCTATGTATTCTTGAATATCTGCTTTAAGTAATTTGAATTGAAACGGTTCCCAATCAAGAGCCTCCATTTCTTCTTCTGTCATTCTTCCAGAATAGTACTCTCTCTTCAACTTCAAGAGCTTACCATATTCAAATTTCATATTACGGAGTCTTAATCTCTCATCATGAAAGAAAATTAAATATTTGTTATGTAGTTGTGGTATTTTTACTGATTCTTGAGATAGTTCTGTTTCATCTATATCACAATCACCTGACCATAATTTTTGTAATTCTTCAAATCTCATTTTGCGTAATGTCTATTCATTTCAATTAATAATTCTTCATATCTTATTTTTTCATCTTTAAGTTGAGGAAAACTAACATCCCGTCTTTCTAAACCTATTGAATTAATCCTCAAAAACTTAGCAGGATTACCCGCATAAATGTTGCCCGGTTCTATTCTTACCTTCGCCGGAATAATAGTACCCATACCCAACATACAATATGATCCAACAACTTGATACTGGTGAACTATAGTATTGAAGCCAAATTGTGATCCTCTCATAATGTGACAATGACCACCCAAAGTTACATTGTTAGAAAATATTACCTCATCTTCAACCACACAATCATGTGCGATATGAGACAAAGCCATAAAATAACAACCATTACCTATCCTTGTCATTCTTGTATATCTTGTAGGTAAATTTACAGTTGTATATTCTCTAAAAATATTATCATTACCTATTGTTATTGTACCGGAAGATTCTTCTCTGGTGTGTTGGGCATCTGTACCGATACACACATAGGGGCCGATTTTATTGCCCGTTCCAATACTAATTTGTTCCCAGTTTACTATAGCAGTTGAATGAACTTCATTGCCCTCAATTTCTTCCCATTCCATCTTCATCTCCAATGTGGTATAATTAAATCATCTACAGGGTATGCACCCAGTTCATGTGGTTTTGGCTCGCCGTGAAAATATAATATTTTGCTCCTTTCTATTAAATCAGGATTATGTAATATATGAGCTTTATAGCTATAAATGCCCTCATGTATATTATCTACTCTTAATACCTTACCATCTGTATCGAATAATTTTCTTAATAATATCATTTCAGATGGAGCATCTCCTAAAAATCTACAATTTTCATATACCCAATCTCTTTTATTTGTCCATACATCCCAAATATGTGTGGCAGTTTCAGGGCTACACCATGTTAAGGCATTACATACTTCTTTTGGATAATAGGGATCTGTTATCATTGCTAAATCACTATCAACATCTAAAATATCATCTATGTTATCCATAATAATAGTATCAAGACCTATAGTAATTCTTCTATCACTTGTAATATCAGGTCTATACATTTCTGCAAGGAGTGACCAGCCGACAGAAACATCAGCTTGTTCGTTAAAACTGACCTGTTCTACTGGTTCTTTTATGGGGTATTGTTTATCAACTAAACAAATTAACTCAAAAGGTTTGGTAGTATTTCTTTTAATTGCTCTATAAAGTTTATCAACCCATGTCGCATCAAATGTATTTGTTGAGTGAGGTATACCAAAAGTAGAACCATCAAACAAACACGTAACAATTTTTACCATTTTCACATTCTCTATTGACAAATAAAAAATCTATGTTATAATAAGGTGTCTTCGCCAGAAAGACTAATATAGTATCATTTACCCTGTCCTCTATATTTTTTCCAGCCTCTCTTTTTGTGTTTATTTTTTGGTCTAGAATATGGAGATTTACCTATACTGGTTCTTTTTGGTGTAGGTATTTTTCTTTCAATCGCTCTTACCGTTTTCGATTTCGCCATTTCAGTTATTCAATAAGTTTTTAATTGTATATTTACTATAATAAAGTGAAACAGTAGATATCATGTTTGTTGTTTCTGATACCGTACTGTCAAATGCTATTTCTGTTAGAGTTGTGGGGAAAACATTCTCAAAATGAACTTCTAATGTTGGATTCATAGAACTACTTAAAATGGTTAATACCGCCGCAGTATATGTGTGTTGAGGACCCGTTAACCAATTAAACATTTCTTGCC